TCTTGAGTTCTATCGTGATCGGCAGGGGGAGAAGTTCGATGACTTCGCCGAGAAGCTAGCTACGATCGCGGGCGAGGCGGCAAGCCAACTCATCGAGAAACTCGAAGACAACGAGATCGACATGACTCCCGCGCAGTTGATGCAGCTTGTAGAGTTGGGTGCTGATAGAACTGGCTTTGGTAAGCAGACCCGCGCCGATAATCTGAACCTCCACGTGGGACTGGCCGATGGGTTGAGTGAGGCAAGGAAGCGGGTCGCGGAGCGAAGGGCAAAGGTGATCGATGCCGAGGAATGATATGTCAGAACAGCGGGTTCGGGCGATTGCGGAATCGGGGGATACTGATCTCCAAGACGCCATTGACACGTTGCAAGCCCAGGTCGTAGCTCTCGACCTCCGAGTTGATACATTAGAGACGAATTACATCGCGCTGGAAGCCCGCGTCACCGCATTGGAGACTCCGTGATTTTGGCTGTGACGATAGCTGTGATGATAGGTGACACGCGGTATTGGCCGAAACCCTGTGCTAGCACCTGCGAGTTAAGCGGTTTGGGCGGGATCGTTGAGGTTTGGACGCGCTGGGTGGACGATCACCGAGACTCGCGTTTCGTGGTTAAAGGCGTTTGTGCCAGCGCGTGTGAGATCGCTTACCGCCGTGCGAAGAGATACGGAACTGTGAAGATAGCCCCAGGGGCGAAGTTAATCAAGCACCGGGCTTCGCCCGCGATTTGGAGATAACGATGGAGTATCAATCAACACCCTGGCTTGCCCGGCTCGCAGAGTTACTCGGGGGGACCGGCCAACCCGTTGGGGAGCCCGCGTGGCTTGCCCACATCTACACCCTTCTCGGGGATTTCATAGAGAACCAGACCTATGAAACCCTCTACCAAAGTAACACCGCTGCGGCTGCCATCCCCGGCAATACCAACGAAAACATTTTGCAGACATTGGCTATCCCCGCCAGTACCCTCCTCGCCAACCGCATCCTCATAGTCCAAACTCATTGGACCATGACAAACAACGCAAATGCGAAGACGTGCCGAGTGCGCCTCGGAGGTGCCGCGGGAACGCCGTATCTCGCCGCTAGTCCGGCCAGCAATGTTCAGATGCTTTCCCAGACCAGAATCATGGGAATTACCAACGCTACGCAAAAAGGATTTAGCTCGGGCTCGGCTAACGGCGGCCTGGGCACTAGCACCGGCGCCCTAGTAACCAGCGCCCTTGACATGACCGCGGCGCAGGATCTCGTTATCTCCGCCCAGCTCGGCAACGGCGCCGACTCCATCGTTCTGGAAAGTTACAGTGTGTTGCTTCAGCGCGGAGTTGCCGCGTGAACCTAGTTGAAGAACTCGCCGAGTATTCCGATGACCCCTACGGTTTTGTCATCTGGGCATTTCCGTGGGGTGAAGAGGGAGAATTGGAGGATCAAGCCGGGCCCGAACCCTGGCAGATCACCATTCTTGAGCAGCTCGGAAAAGGGGTTATCGACGCCAACCAGGCGATCCAGCTCGCCCGCACTTCGGGCCACGGAATTGGGAAGTCGGCCTGTGTGTCGTGGATTATTCTTTGGGCTATCGCCACCTTCGAAGACACCAAGGGTGTGGTTACGGCGAACACCGAGAACCAGCTGAAGACCAAGACCTGGGCCGAGCTGGCGAAGTGGTATCGCCTGTTCTTGGCCTCGCACTTATTCAAAATGACTGCCACGGCGATTTTCAGTGCCGATCCTGAGCATGAAAGAACTTGGCGCATCGATATGGTGCCGTGGAGTGAGCGAAACACCGAGGCGTTCGCGGGCCTTCACAACAAAGGTAAGCGGATATTGGTTGTGTTTGACGAGGCCTCGGCTATCCCCGATGTGATTTGGGAGACGACGGAGGGCGCGCTGACGGACAAGGACACACAGATTATCTGGTGCGTGTTCGGCAACCCAACGAGGAATAAGGGGAGGTTCCGCGAATGTTTCCCCGGCGGACGGTTCTCCCACCGCTGGCGTCACGCCACGATCGACAGCCGTTCGGTGTCACTAACGGACAAAGAACTGTTTGCGAAGTGGGAGAAGGACTACGGCGAAGATAGTGACTTCTTCCGCGTTCGTGTGAGAGGGATTTTCCCCCGCGTGGACTCCGAGTCGTTCATTAGCTTGGATGTTGCGATGGAAGCTACGACCAGAGAAATATATCCTCAGTCCGCTTCGGTAATCATCGGAGTTGATGTGGCTCGTTTCGGCGACGACGCCTCCGTCATCTTCCCCCGGTGTGGTCGCGATGCGCGAACTCGCCCGCCCGAGATGTACTACGGTTTAGATTTGATGCAACTCGCGACGAAGGTAGCCGCGGCGTTCTTAAAATACAACGCCCAGATCTGCATGGTTGACGGCGGCGGCGTTGGAGGCGGGGTGGTCGATAGACTGCGCCAGCTTTCCATCCCGGTGATCGACGTAGACTTTGGCTCGGGCGCTGACGGCATCAACCCTGACGATAAGACGAAGTATGCGAATAAGCGGGCGGAAATTTGGGGGGCGATGCGGGACTGGCTGAAGACCGGCTCGATCCCCGACATTAGCACAGGTGAGAAGACGACGCTGGTCTCCGAGCTAACCGCTCCCAATTATGGTCTGAATAATAAGGAAGAGATCCAACTCGAGGGCAAGAAGGATATGCGGAGGAGAAAGGTTTCATCGCCCAACGCCGCCGACGCCCTGGCCTGCACCTTCGCCATGCCCAGCTTCACCATCGACATTCGCAACCCCCGCGAGCTGGAAAAGCTGAAACCTTATGTGTGTGCGGACTATGACCCATTTGAAAAAGAGAGGATGTACGGATAATGTCTTTCGGAGCCCCCAAACCCCCCAAGGTCGCCAAACCCCCGAACCCGGCGATGCCTGCTATGCAAGCTAGTTGGGATGATCAGGGCCGGCAAAATATTCCCGGCTCTATCAATCCCCTCTCTGGCTCGCTTATCAGTACCTCATCTCAGGGCCTGACCCGAAAGGCACAAACACGCAAACCTTCCCTAATCTCCGGGGGCACCAATGCAAGTCAATGAGAAGCTGCTCGCGAAATGTAAGAGCAAGCTTTCCGCGCTCGACACGGCCCGCCAGCCGTACTTCCAGCTCTGGAAAGAACTTGCCGACTTTCTTCTCCCCCGGCGTTACGTGTGGCTAAACAGTTCGTCTGCCGTCTCCCGCATCGCCTCGATGAAGAATCCGCACATCCTCGACGCCAGCGGAACCATCGCCGCTCGTGTTCTAGCCTCGGGCATGATGAACGGTATCACCTCCCCCGCTCGCCCTTGGTTCGCGCTGAGAATTGCAGGCCGCGAAGACATGCTCGCGAATAGCGAAGTGCAGATCTGGCTGGACGAGGTGGCCCGGCGGATGCTGATGGTGATGGGGGAGAGCAATTTCTACAACGCCCTCGCCGTCATGTACCTCGATCTCGTGGTGTTTGGCACCGCGGCGATGCTTGTATATGAAGATTTCGATAGTGTGATCCGGTGTTACAACCCCGCTCTCGGGGAATATTATCTCGCCCAGTCGCACCGCCTCGCTGTGAATACCTTCGCCAGAAAGATCCACATGACAGTGGATCAGATCATCGAGCGCTGGGGCGAAGAGAATGTTAGCGAACAGGTTAAAAATCTCCACAAACTGGGCGGCGCGAGCACTCAGGTCTCCATCGAAATTAACCACTTGATCGAGCCCAACGATGATAATCAGTCGAAGATTGCCAAGAAATTTAAATACCGTGAGACGTACTGGGAAGCCAGTGCCACCGCCGGCCTCGTCTTGCAGCATACCGGGTTCCGCGAACTCCCCGGTCTTTTCCCGCGTTGGGAGTTGTGCGCCAATGACAGCTACGGTTCATGCCCCGCGATGGAAGCGCTCGGGGATATTAAACAGCTTCAGCAAGAAACGCTTCGCAAGGCGCAGGGGCTTGACAAGCTTGTTAACCCACCGCTCATTGCTGATATCCAACTTCAGAACAAGCCTACGGCTACAATCCCCGGCTCCGTAACATATCTCGCTGGTGCGAACAACGTGGGCGTGAAACCCCTCTATCAAATCAACATGCCCCTCGGTGAGATCTCGCAAGACATTCTCAACATCCAAGAGCGCATCCGTGAGATCTTCCACAACCCGCTCTTCAATATGATATCGCAGCTGGATACTGTGCGATCCGCAACTGAGATCGACGCGAGGCGGGAAGAGAAGCTTGTGCTCCTTGGCCCGGTTCTTGAGCGTTTCGAAAATGAAGCTCTCGACCCGGCGATTAATCGCATTTACTCCATCATGCTCCGCGCCAATCTTCTCCCCCCTCCTCCCGAGGGTATTCAGAATATGGACCTGGAGATTCAGTATGTCAGTATATTGAGCGTGGCTCAGAAGGCGGTTGGCGCCGCTCCGACCGAGCGTTGGATCGGGTTCCTCGGCAACCTCGCCGCAGTCCGGCCCGACGTTCTCAACATCCCCGACTGGGAAGAATTGATCCGCGATTACGGTATCTCGATTGGAGTACCGTCTAAGTACATGATGCCCATTGAAGAAAGTGTGGCGGAAACGGAAGGGCAGAAGGAAGTAGTCCA